GCTACGAAGCAATCCAAGATAACGCTTAAACTGCGTACGAGGATCTTTGATACCACGAAGGAACATTTCATGAACTTTAGTGATAGTTGAACCAGACCTCTCAAAGTAGTTCATTGAGAAGTTCGTACCACCCTGTTCATTAACACGAGTGATGATGTTTAGATCCGAGATACCATTTGTAAGAGCATTTGTATCTGAGGTGATATCTTCAATACCCTGAGCACCACGGAAATCATACTCGATAATATGACGATAGTTATCGACTAGTGTCTTGTACTCTGTGTTCTGGTTACTGAGAACAGTAAGGAATTCTGGAATACGGAGACTAATCAGGAAGCTATAACCTGTCTCATAGAGATCGAACTGTGCAAGGTTCGAATAGTCAGGAACACCCCTCATAAGAGTAAATGACGTTACAGACTGAGGAGACAGAGTATTGTCAAAAATGTTATTAAGTTTTTCAGCCATTTTGTTCTAACTCCCCTTTCTTAAGACTGTAACGCAATGATCTTGAACTTTTCTGACTGAATGAAGTTACGGAACTTAACCTTGATAACAGCATAGAGAATCTTGTTGCTTTCGTAGCCAGCATCCGTATCATATTCAATTGTGCAAGACTGGAAGCGATCAGCGTACTTACTGATTACTCGATCTTGTACGTTCTCTTTATACTTGTTAATATCATCGCCATCCATAAACGAGTAACGAATGCGTGGGCACAGGTCACGGATTGCTTTGATAACTTCTTGTACAGCAAGAACATTGTTTACCCATGAAAGCTGTGTATACTGAGTCTGTGAAGTATACTCACTGTTCATAGTAAGAATGTTACCGTTGTAGTATGTGCAATAATTAGCACGAAGAGTATCTAGCTCTTCTTTCTGGTTAAGTTTAGGAGTATTCTTTGGTGAGAAGTTAAGTGTACCCTCAATGATAGAATCAGAAGGAATAACAACTTCATACTTCTGACCACAGAAAGGCCTATTACGTCCATTGATAAAGTGCTTAACAAACAGACGTGCAAGGTCGTACATAACGGTTACGTTAATCTCTTTCTTCGTATAAGGATCGAAGATATCATAGCTGTTAATATAAGAAGCGATGAAACGAGACCTAGAAATTCCCTTATTATATTCGATAACGATATCATCTATGTTACGGATAGTGAGACCCATGTCACGGAAGAATACGCAATCTTCACGGAAGTTAACAAGACTCTCAATAGCCCTCTTAACAAGATCTGGATAGTTAGCATCGAATACAACGTCAATACGATTGTTGTCTAGATCATAGATACAATCATCGAACGAACCATCAAAGGCTTTCTTAGCCTGGATTGGCCATGTAGGAGCCTCGATAGGATATTCTCCAAAGTTACCATCAGAACCATTAACAAGCTGGATACCATATGTGGTGCTCAGGTTAGGAGAAGTTGCAATAGAGATATCTTCATACGCTTTACCATATTCATCAGTACCAAAGAGAGAGTCAACTAATGCATAGCGATTCTCTTGAAGACCAATGAGGTTAGATACGTTTTCTGTGAATGCATCAAATTCACTATCGAAGAAATGAGCACGGATCTGTTTTGATTTCATCTTAATAGAGTTGCCGAGACTCATATTACGATTACCCTCAATGATATTTGGATTCATCGTAAATGGAATTGTCTCTAGTACAGCACCATTCTCAATAACTTCTAGGAAGTAGCGAACGTACTTAACAGGTTTCGATGGTGTAGTATCACGATAGATACGGAATCTCTTATTAGATACACCACGACCGTTATCCATAATCAGGAACAGCGCATACTGTCCGCTAGTACCAACTGGATTGGTATGCTTATTAGCGGCATAGAATGTGCTAGCAAATAAGTTAGGATCATTACCAGTAAGAATAACTGATTTGAGACCAAACTCAATGCTAACGTGGTTCTTAAGAGAAGCAGGGTTCGGATTACCATTAGCATCCGTCATAGCAGTTGTTTCCATACCGGTAAGGTTATCGATATAGAGAGGGTTGTTATTGGAATCCGTCTTCTGTGAATTTGTATTGGTTACTGTAGCGATAACACCGATATTAGCCAATGTAGCATCTTCAGCAACAATACGTTTACATGTAAGATATCCGCCAGCATCAATAACATTGGCAGCCTGAATCAATGACTGACCATGTTTTCTAAATGATGGAGTCTGACCATAATATTTATAGAAGTCTTCGCCGAAGACTTTCATCTTCCATTCTTCAGGACCTTTATCCGCAGAGAAAACAGACATGTATATCGGACGATCAACCTCGTCTTCAGCAATGTTAGATACATTTCTAATCTCACTTTGGTCATCCCAAATAATGGTTACTCCAGGAGCAGACATTTGATTTCCTCCTTTTTTATGTATTGTAAGATTGAAACTCTTGGTTCTATATGAATGTAGAGATTTCAACACTATACACTTATTGATATTTCAGACACAAGAGCTCTGATTTAATTAGATGTAGCTTTTGGCCTTTCTGGCATGTTCAATCAACAAGAGTGGTGCTAGACCATAATAGTGCTAGCACCGTGGTATTATAAAAAAGAAAGGAACAAATAAAAATGGATTATATAAGTGTTACACATTTGAAAAGGATGTGTGCTAGGTCTTAGTAGACCTAGCACGTCAGTTAAAGTGTGTTTTGTTCTCGAAAGGATGAAAGTCTCAAAACAACTACCAGAAAAAGAAGAGGAGATAGATCGATATAGACTCTCTGTAAAACTTTGAGCGGATCATATGATTTTGATATGAAAAGTTCTAATCAATCTATCTCCTACTATTATGTTTATCGTATCATTAATATTGTACAGAACCCCCTACCAGAACTTTCTCTAGAGAAGAGTCTTTTGGATCATTGTTCATGATAGCATGTAATATAGATTCGTCGAAGTCTTCTGATAAGAGAGCTGTATAAGGAGATATGAGTTTAGATACGTTCTTAACGCTAATAGATTTGTAAGAATGAAGATCAGTATTCTTAGATAATCTCCATGGTTTAGAAGTGTCTTTCATATCTCTACAAATCTCTGATACAACAAATCCAAATACTTGTGCATTTAGTTTATAATCAAATCCATTCAGTCTGGCAGAGTCTATGATGTATTCATAGATACGATCATATGGAATAGTATTAGGAATATATCCCAAGATGAAGAAGAGATTAATAAACTTCTCCACATTCTCTATGAACTGTACCACATCTAGAGATACAATGATTGTATCTCCATCCTGATATCTAAAGACTACATAGTCTTCTGGTTCTGAGTCTTTTGTAAGTCTTGCTTGTTTAATCTTCTCTGTCTTATAAGGTTTGGTAGCAAAGAATGTAGGTAGTCTAAAAATATGCATACCATTATTCTTACCAGTCTTAAGATCTTGTATTGTATAATTGAAGATTCCTATAAGCTCAAAGTAATCTCCCAATTGTTCTGCTATATTTCTTTCAAAGAACTTCTCTGGTATATAGGCTACTAGTTCTTTTCCTTCTCCCTTAAATGATAAAGAGTTATCTTCTTCTTTTTTGCAGAAAGAAGGAATTCCCATATCATTGGCCAATGGTGTCACCTCCATACTATATTACCCAAATGTGTGGTATAATCATATACTATAATAGCGAAGAGTTCATTAGGTCTTAATGAAAGGAATGAATATTATCATGAACGAAGCAACTATTAAACTTTTTAGAAGTGCCGGAGCTGACCTTGGCGAAGCAATTGCCAGAATGCTGGAAGAACAATTTGAAAAAGGTGGTATCCCTCTTCCCAACAACCCCATCGAACCAGAAATCATGGAGACCCCTCCTCCGGCATATGGGTGCGGATGCGGCGATCCCAATCACCATATCAAGACTGGCCCTCTTCCTCTTCATCCTGAAGAGCTGAAGCATGCTGTCTGGAATATGATGGGACCTCCTCCAGCGGCAAATCAGACTGGTCCTATAATGGTACGTGTATACAAAGACGGAAAGCCTATTATGGTCACTGTCGATGAATACAATGCCATGCAGATGAGCCAACAGCAGTAAAAGAGAAAGACCAGTAGAATCCTACTGGTCTTCTTTTTTTCTATTTAGATAGATATTGCATAGATACTCATAAGCCTCTTTGTTCTTTCCTACTGAAACTACATTAGCTTTGTCATTTCTTTGTATGAGTTTAAATCCTATATCTCTCTTTACGTATGGATTAACTCCTTTTCGTACCAAGAGCATAGCAATATTATATTGTGCATACTTTAGAGCACTCATAAAACTATATTCTCCATCTAATGATAGATCTGCTCCATGATCTAATAGATAAGAGACTATGTCTTCTCTTCCTTGTTTACAAGCCTCTGTTATCCCTATACCTCTATTAATATTTCCAATAGATCCATGTATAGGTTTGATATCGTTTTCTTCCATATAGTTTACAATAAGCTTCAATAAATCTAGATTGCCAGCTTCTATACAAGTATACATGATATCATCAAAATGGTAATGTTTTTCATACTTATCATAGTATTTGGTATCAATAGTGTGTATAAAGATCTTCCATTCTTTATCTGATATATCTTGCTTACTTGTTCCTTGTATAAGAGCTACTAGAATAGAGTTGCTTATATAAGAAAGATTATCTAATAAAAACTCTATAGGACGTCTTCCTAGATTTATAAGCTGTATCCAAAAATATGGATTCTCTATAGGATCTTTTCCATCTATACCATATTTGTTATTTTCTTTTCTGTATACATAATCTTTAGTATCCAATCCAACAGACTTGGCATAACACAATAACTGATCTTTAGTCATCATATAACACTTCCTATTCTTTTTTTTTTGACAAAAAGCTCTCTGTACTGGATTGTTTCCAGTACAGAGATTTATGATTCTTATTTATGTACTTCTCCAATATCTGCAACTCTCTCTATAACTGCAGTAGATAGGTTAGTAGAGATTTCTCCAGTGTTTCTATCTGCGAATAACAGTAGGTCATCGCTATTCAAATATCTAGGAGCTGTTTTCTTTATAGCTTCATTCAAATTGGATCTATCATCATTCTGGAAGTCTATCTTAGCAATAGGAATAGGAGACTTGGCACCAGGAATGATAACTCCCTTAGTAGTAACTCCATTAATGGTAGTTCCCTTAGTAAGTACTCCTCCCTTTACCACAGCTCCTACAATTACATTGCCAGATTGAATACCACCAATGATAGTACCTCCTACTACAACTCCTCCTGTGGTTATCAATTTCTTACCAGATTTGGGATTTGTATCTCCACCTTCTATAGAGTATGGAGAACCATCAATCAGGCCAGTAGCTGTACCACCTTTACCAGTACCACCAGTAGTAGTTCCTCCTGTAGTGATATTACCTTCTGTAATACCTCCTACAGTAACCATATCATCGCCAGTAATAGTAGCATTGTATACAATACCGTCTAGTTCAGCATTAAGGAAAGTTCCTTTAGAAGTCTTTCCTCCTTTAACAGAGGTATTCACTATAACAGCAGCTTCTATAGTAGCTCCCTTTACAATTGCTTTAGAAGTAATATTGGTCTTTGGATCTAATTGACCATCGGTACTTCCTCCTCTAACTACACCAGAAATAATAGTGCCTTTTTCTATAACACCACCATAAGTTTGTCCATTATAGACCATTATCTGGGTGCCTTTGGAGTTAGTACCATTAGCGATACCATCTAGAGTATATCCATCTATCTCTCCAGCAATAATTTGTCCTTCTAATAGATTACCGTTAGAATCTACAGTTGCTTTATCTATAAGAGCATTCTTAATCATACCAACAGTTGTACCAAAGTTGTGTACACTACTCTCTAGTGTAGTATCTTCATCAGCATGTGGTACATATTTAACCAAACTTCTTATTTGATCATTCTTGATGATAATTGTCTTATTGGTGTACTCTACAGAACAATCTATCTTGATCTTATAGTAGCTGGTTTTGTTATCAGTACCATACACTTTCCAGATATCTGTTACCTTGCCAACACATCTATGAAGTTGAGCATTTTCTAGATAACTAACAGAATATACTTCTCCCACTTTAAGATCTACAGACTTGTCTTGTGATGGATCACTATAAGAGAAGTTTAGAGTAAGAGACATATTACTCTCGCATCTTACTTCTAATAGAGTTGTCCCAGTATTAAATGCATTGCCGAGTACTAATGGTCCATCTGGATGATATAAGCTATAATTCATACCAGGAACAGCAGTACCAGTATTGCGAGGATCTAACCAAGGTCTAAATCCATAATACCAAGCAGCTGTATATGGATTAGGCGGTGGATACATATGACCATGAGCACAACAATCACCATCTGGATAATTAGGAGGTGGAGGTGGTGGAGGTCCGAATGGATGCATAGGACTGGGAGGAGGTGGATAAGGAGGTTGATGTGAATCGAACGTATGGTTAATTGGGTCATATCCTGCCCAATGGATATCTTTACATATTTTTTGTTCCATGATTGCTCTCCTTTCTGGAATTTTTATTAAGATGTGAGTCTAGCCATATTTGGCTAGACTCTAACTAAAAGTATGTTTTATAGAAAGGAAGATTTATATGAAAAAGCCCCTCGGGAGGAATCTACAATCGAGATGGCAAAAGAGAATTGCTAAGAATATGTAATAACCGTCCTCGAAAATATACAGCCAAAACACATCGTTTACACGCTCTTGCGTTGAATTCTCATATATAAACCATTACAAAGATGTATCTTTTTTGCCATACTTGTCCATCATGATATCTACTAGTTCTAAAAGATGCATGATATTAGAGTTTAGTTCTTTACGAGACTCTAACATGTCTTTAGTGATAGTAGAACACTTGGACAGATTGTTTACAAATGAATGAATAAAGAACAATGATGTATAATCATACTTACTGACAGTTTTAGCATAGGATGATAGCAGAAGGGCCAGCATATTTCCAATATATAATCTATTATCACAGTCTATAAGAGATTTATAATTAGTGGTTATCTCTGGTAAGACAACACTGATGATATCTGCAAAGTACTTAGGAATATATCTTGCATGAAGAGTTGTATTGAATCCCATTCTATAAATAGCAATATCTATGGGATAGACAGCTTTATCATCTATAGAATTATCTTCTGGTACTTGCAGATCTAAATCAGTATTCTTTTCCATATACTTCTTTAGAGTCTCTGAAGGAGAGTGTTCGCAACAAGCATCATAGAATGATTCACATAGATTCTTTGCTCGTCTCTTAGCACCAGCAGGCATAGAAGAAGATGCACAATATCTACTAAACTTCTCCATTGCTTCTATACGTTTTATAGCATCTGCAGGAACTACTTCATTTTCTAAGATAGTAGCACTCTTTTGATCTAATAAAAAAGAGAACATGTTGTATACTGCATCTTTCTCTATAGCGAGTTCTTTCATACCCATATATATTCTCTCCTTCTCTTAACGCTTATTATCTTTTATGATATTCTATTGTGCTATAGTACCAATATCTATCTTCTTTTGCAACTCCATTCTAATCTGTGTGATAACCGATCCATAAGTGTCTTCATTAAATAATACTTTGTTATACGTTTGGAATAGAGGAATTGTATTCTGTATACTACATTCTAAGATATAGATAACACTCTCCATAGCAGGTTCGTTATAAACTAATCGATATACAACACTATCAGGAATATTGATACCAGAGATAGAATTAAGAATAGTTGGTAAACAAGATGCTATAGCAGCTAATTCTTTATTGGTATTAAATGCCATACTATTGTAGATAGTAGATACGTCTCTGATACCATTGTTAGGGGCAGCATTTATATTCATAGATGCATAGATCTGATCTTTTTCTTGTACCAAGTATTCTGTATAGAATTTTATTAGATATGCACTAAACTTGGCTACATAGAAGTCATACATCCATCTTGCTATAGAAAACAGATCTATGTCTTGTTGTTCTACAAACATGATACCAAACTTTCTTGAGATGAAACTTATAATAGTCTTATAAGTCTCTTGTCTGCAGATATCTATATTCTCTTTATCCGATGGATATACTTGCAACAGTTCTTTGAATACTTGTTCGAAACTAAGAACAGCATTAGGACGTGGAATAGTGTCAAAGTTATTTATAACAGCATCAAGAGTATCTTCTATAGTATCCATGATATATCCAGAATCGAATTGAGCTAGAATACATGATAATTGGTTGTTGGCTTGTATCTCATAGATCTTGTCATTTGTAACAAAGTCTAACATTAACAACAACTCCTTTCTTAATGTAATATAAACGAAAAAATAAAAAAAGATAGGCATTTCTGCCTATCTTTTTTTTATCTTTCTTACCTCAGACCAAATCCAATGTTGGAGTCTTTGGTCTTGTCATCCATACCTTCGATAGAGAAGTCAACTTCTTTGAGCGTACCAAGCTCTTTTACAGAAGAGTTCTTTGCTTTTACCACGTCTTTCATAAGACGAGCACATTGCTTCAAGCAAGACTTCTCTAGAACAGAACGAACAAATCGTCCATTACCGAAGTCTTGTACTCCTCTCTCGTTGTCGATAGCTTCTTCAAGCTTCTTTATATAACCTTCTGTAAGAGTCATATCATAAGACTTCGCTTGAAGCTTAGCAATCTCCAACAACTCTTTGGTACTGTAATCAGGGAACTCAAAATAGAACCCTATCCTAGATTTCAATCCAGGATTAGTCCTTATGAATTCCTTCATCTCTTTTATATATCCAGCAAAGATAATAAGAGTATCTTCTCTTACGTCTTTCTGGTCCATATAATTGACCAGAGTATCAATTGCTTCCATACCAAAAGAGTTAGTACCTCCTTCTCCACTACTAAGAGAATATGCTTCATCAATGAAGAGTATTCCTCCCTTAGCAGCTTTGATGGCATCTCTTGTCAGCTGAGCGGTCCAACCAACATACTTGCCGACAAGATCGTCTCTAGAGACATGCTTGATATTAGCTGTTGGCAACAGCCCTCTCTCTTGCAGAATCTTTCCAAGCATGGTAGCTACAGTTGTTTTTGCAGTACCAGGATTGCCCATGAATACCATATGCTTAGAAATAGGCATAGATTTCATATTGGCATTCTCTTTGATTTTGGAAATCTCCACGAAGTTAGCGAACTCTTTGACCTTCTGCTTAATGCTGGCCAAGCCAATCATCTCATCAAGCTCAAACTGAGAGTTAGAAGACTTTGGAGAATCATCATCGCAACGAGTCTGAGATTTGAGCATGTCGAAAATAGAGCTAGGATGAGCACCAAAGCCACCATTATCATCGTACTCTTCTTCATCATAGTCTGGGTTTTGTTTACGCATCTCCTCTCTAGCGGCTCTGCGTTCTTCTCTTTTCTTTTTCTTCTCTTCAGCTTTCTTATTCTTGAAATCAGCAAAGTACTCATTCCCATCTGCATCGCCAGTGAGCGAGAAATCAAGTTCTTCATTGATAGTCAGTCGGAATCCATAAAGAGAATTAAATTTGGCATCATTCTTGCCAGCTCTCGAATCTATGAGTCTGGTCAAGAACTTATCCATATCTTCCATGAATTCTTTGTTCTTCCCGTACTGATGCATGAGATCTTTCATGTTGTTTGCTCCATAATGAGCAAGAGCAACAGAGTTTGCCATATCTTTGTAATCATCTTTAGTGAATACGTTCTTAGACAGAACAACTTGTTTTAGAGAAGCAAGATCGGCATATTTGATAAATGGTTCGATACCATAATTCTTATCAAATGCCTTGATATCTGTGAAAGCAAATACCAAGTTTATGTCTCTTGCAACACTGTTGAACAAGAAAGAGCAGAATGTATCGAGATCTTTGAACTCGTTATTCTCTCCTCCTTCTTTGATCTTGTTATACGTATCCACAAATTTACGTATAACTTCGATCTTGTTCTCATAATCAAGAGCATCGTCCGTATCCATGAGATTGTACTTAGACATATCATCATAGAACGCCCTGTCCTTGTTCTGAGAATTCGAATCAGTAGTTGTCTTTGCCTTGGTCTTGAATTGATCTTGCTTATCTTCGAGAATAATCTCATTCTCGATAAAGTGGTTAGGAAGATCAATCAATATGACAAGAGTAGACCCTTTGAGCTCTTTAGCCAAGAGTCTAAACTTAACCAAGAACATGTTGTCCCTAGTTTCTCCAAAGAAGTAATGGAACAGATCCAAGACATAATATGATCTAGAGATCAATTGTCCATTCTTATACAGAGGAGGAATTAGATCATTCATGAACATGGGAATCATAGTGCGAGAACTTACCAAGCACTTATAGTACTTATTGAATGGGAAGAATCCTTTTTCTTCTCTCTCCTCTAAGGATTTCACTTCTTTCCTTACAAGATCCTTAGAGGTGGCTTTATATTCCAACTCTTTGATCTCGTAATCAGTATTCACATCCTTTTGCTGCACAGGATTTCCAGATACAAAGTGAATATCGTCCTTAGAGATATTCACAATATTACTGGTGAAGCACAAGTTAGTCGGCTGGATGATATCGCACCACAACTTGATCATGGGAAGAAATCTTCCACTGTAGTTGAAGTACTGTTCATCGTACTTGTTCTCTTCACTCATCACATCATGAGGATCTGAGTCAGGAATCAGATAATCATCTTGCTTGTAGCAATAGATCATCCGAGATGCCGCCAGATTGAAGGGAATCTCATAGAACTCCGTTCTAGCTCTGTCTTCATCATCAAAGATGATGCGATTATTCTCTTGTTGTACAATAGACTGAATCTCATCCAAGATAAAGTTCTTGATCTTGTCGAGATCAATCTTGCCTTTGCGATGCAAGCCAGCATGACCAATGATCTCTACGATGATCTCGAGAGAGTTCATGTTGATCATGGATGGATAGAATGCCAAGCTGTAACCATCGACATAGCAATCCATCTTTTTGGCGATATTCTTTGTGATGATATGAGCATTGTCTTTCAACATTACCTCATTCCCCTGCATCTTCACAAAGATCTTCAAATTCATCAACAACATTGTTTCTTCATCCTTTCTTCTCTTCTAAAAAGACTTCTAATAATGGGTTACCAATAATATAATATACAATTTTATGGCAAAATAACCTCTGTACAGAATAAATCTGTACAGAGGATTTTTGTGTATACTTAATACTCTTCATCAAAGAATGGATTAGTATTTTTAGTATCTCTTTGATCAAACAATGGATGCATCATATCATATCCAGCAGTCATTTCAGATTCTGGTTTATTAAAGTCTGTAAAAATAGAATCTGGTAACTTTTTCTGGGTTCCAAAAGCGTCTATGCCATCTTGATCTATAGATACACTGTCTACAGGAATATCATACTTATCTGCATATGCTTGTTTGACCATAGGATTTTGTAGCATGAATCTTAATCTATCATTCTCTTGTTGTTTCATCTTAGTCATAAATTCACTAAACAGTATTCCCTTACTGGCTTACATATCAGCTAACTGTTGTTCATATCTATCTTGATCGTCTCTATTAACGTATTTGATATGTTCTGTGATATCTCCAAAGTCTTCTGACCCAGCCATATCTACAATATCATCTACAGCTTCTTCTGTCTTAATACCGAACTTCTGTATGCCAAAGTTCTCTCTTAAGTCTTTTCCTTCATACCAAACATAGATAGCCATTAGATAAGAGAAGATTTGGTCGTCATGTGTAAGATCAGAGTGTTCTACTTTACCATTCTTCTTAACTTCTAGACCAGTAAGTTCTTTATATATAGTAGGAGATATGAATTTATCTTTATGATGATTCATTCTATCTCTCAATAGCTCTATGAGTTGTTCTCTCACATCTTTAGTGGATTGTAATCCATAAACACGAGTCTTTCTCTTCTTAGTGATAATAATACCATTCTCTACATTTTCTTCTATGGTTCTGTCTTTGATTTCATAGTAGAGATTACGTTTAACTCTAGTTCCTTTGAGTTTAGAAATAACAGAGAGTCCATAACCACCATTACGCTCTATATTCACTATCGCATTAGGCATCATATTGAGCACAATATACTCTATGATTCTAGCTAACTCTATAAGAGATACAGTATTAGATTTTAATTCAGCAAAGACTCTTGTAGTCTTTGAGTCTATGATAGTAATACACGAGGAGTCTTTAGATATACCACCAGACGGGTCAACACCAATAATTGGGGGATATTTAGGAACAAGATTGCTCATAAGAGGAATCTCTTCAAAGATATTAAGCTGATATTTATTAAAGATAAGGAATGTCTTCTTAGGATTCTTACAATACTTTTTAACTGTGTCTAGTTCATCTTTAGTAAATGGGTTATTCTCAGACTCATCAGACCACTCTAACAAATACTCTCTTCTTATCAGTATCCAATCAAAGTTCTGTACTTTACATTGTTCTTGGAACCATTCTTCTGAATAACCAAGTTCTTGGTAAGTATACTGGATATGAACAAAGATAGATAACTTATTAGAAGCTACTAACTCTTCTAATTGTGGATAAGTAAGATCATACCATCCTTCATTGAACTTAGTAGCATTATTTATAACAGTATAAGCATACTTTCCTTCTTCTGTTGTCAAAAACCCAGGAGTAGTAGTATATAGAATACCATATGGTACATTATTACGTTTAGAAATCTCTATAGCTTTACTCATAGCAGGAGCCATGTTACCATAGATAGTTTTCATGAACGGAATGAATGCAAACTCATCAACCCATAACAATGGGAAAGTCTGACCACGAAGTAAGTTAGCAGCTGCCAACTCATTACGTGCTTTAGCATAAGTCTTCAGTTTATTATGATTGACAGCATGCTCCATAAAGATAGCAGTATTAGGAACTTTTGTCTTCTTACCATTCACGATAGAGAATACAGAATCGAATCTTATATATGCTGGTAACAGATCTCTTATACGACGTATTCTTTCTAAGTTATCTTTAGAATCTCTAAACTCTTTGTTTAACAGAGAGATCTGGGAGTTTTGTGTTCTAAAGTTAAATACGTAAGTATAGAAACTAGCAGCAGCAATGGTTTTACCAGTCTGACGAGGAGCTATGTAAATAGTATTAAAGTTCATTATGGCTAGATATAGAAAAGCCATGTTTCCTCTATTTAATATGAACTTAGATGGAGGACCAGATGATGGAATACGAACTACTTCTCTTAAGTAATACCAGAAGTTATTGCGTACTTCCATTAATACTTTCATCTTATAGAACTGAGATAAGTTAGGATCATGAGGATCTATAGATGCTAGATCAGGATCTAATAGAGTAAGCATAAATCTATGGTTTCTTACTCCAATAGCTTTCAAGAAGTTACTCATCTCTATGAAAGACTTATTGGTTGTAGATCTATGATAGTAAACTGTAATATTAGGATTTTCTATAGGCTGGTTATCGTACATGCTATTTAGATTAGCCGTTTGGTTTTGTTGTAGGGGAATCATATTCATATAGGTATTCTCACCCTCTCTTTATGCATATCAGATTTATATAGAAGTCTTGGTTAAACCATTATAAAGAAATATACTATTTTATTGAAGGGTCGTAAAGTAAAGTATGAGTAAATAACAAAGTCTTTTCAAAGAAAGGAAGATAAAAATGTTCTATCCAATATCAGCTACTGCTAACGAAATCGAAGCGTTCTGCGAATATGCTCACATTCAGTTTATAAGAGTTAAGGAAATTCTTTCTCCACATAATCCTGCTATAAGAGGAGCATCTCTTATGTTGCAAAAAGAATATAGCGATCTGAGTCCGATCACTTTGCGCGATATTAAGAATAATTACAATAAATCTATCTGTGTTAATATAAAACGGATAGTAGAAGATAACAACCAAACTTATATGTGTAGATTTTTTATAACGAAGGTTATTGTATATAAGTTATTGGATATGAATCATTACAAAGATCAATATAAGATTATGGATGAAGAATATAGAAAGTCCTTGGCCAATACAGTAGAACAAACTACAATAAAGTTTATGATAGACTATAGGATGTGTTTAGATATGCTGGAGGTTTTTGATAAAATGAAATTAAATAGTCAGGGCCATTATCTACAGTATTTTACTCCAGAGATACCGTATAAGAAGGCAGAGCAGAATCAAAATATACCAGAAGAATTGATATTTAAATTGACTGGTATTTCTAAAGATGAGATCCATAAAGCAAAAGATATAACGCTTATTATAAAAGATGGAGCCAAGACATATAATGAGTTAGTGAAGTGCGACTATAGATATATCAAAGATGCAATATATTCTGCAAAGTTTGGTACAAGCTATACTAAGAGAATATCTATCTCTAGGATATACACAAAAGATGATGGATTGGAATTGAGAGTCAGATTTAAAAAGGAGGAAGATTATGGAGATAATTGAATATACAGATATAGACAAGAATCGCGAATACAATATATTTGCACATAATATATTTCAAAAAGTAAAAAATCTGTTATCTAATGCAAAGTTTGCAATAGCTCCGACCACTTATTTCAAAATCTATAAAGATAAAGAAGACAACAATTTTGGGTTTATGAAATACAATAGAGTATTTCTACATGTAGACGCTATAGTGGATAAATTTGGCACATCAGAAACTAAGTGCAAATTAGTTATACTAAAGACAATAGTGCATGAATTGCTGCATTGTTGTCAGTATAAAGATTTCCCACAAATGAAAGACAAGAAGTATGTGAATAAATTAGAGTTGGCGACACAATATAAGACCTCTAAGTTCATATTAGAGAACTTTGATAAATTGGGATTAGAGGAAGATACAGTTACTGAGTATATGTATATGCTGAAGTCTGATATTCTGGTAAACCATTATGAGCCATTTGTGAATATAGAAGGATTGTTGATATATGCATTACAAGAAACTTGTCGCTTATCTAAAGATGAGATATATAACTCTATCAATCTAGATATAGAGACAAATCTAAAAGGAACAAAACACAATGAAAAAGTAAAGGGATTATTTAAGTTCATATCCCCAGAGAAGAGTGTTAACTTCTTATACAAATCTATGATTGAGTACAAAGATTCTAAAACAATGTATATAGATAGAGAGCACAATGATAAGGGTTTTCTATCTATCAAAGTGTATTTCAAGGAGAGTGCTATCTGATGACTAGGGATGAATGCATTGAATATGTTACCAGAGTTGCTATCAGAGCGAATGGATGGATAAATACAATAGTACCGATGAGAAAGTTTGGTATAGAGGAAAAGAAGGTTGATGAAGCATGTGGTAAATGCTTATTAGACTCTGTTACCATTAATGTGGATAATATAATGGAAGGATTTAAAGACGTATACTCTTCTATGTTTTCTCCCACAGAAGATCATAAGAGATATACTGCAATGAGGATAGTTCTTCATGAACTATCCCATTGCGATCAAGATATAGATCCATATAAGATATCAGAAGATGAAGAATATGTTAAAGAGATAGAAATTGCCAATGAAGCAAATATATCTCATTTCATTATAAACAATCATGATGCTCTACAAAGAGAATTTGGACCATTTGCTATTCCGTCTTATATTAATATTTTTACTGAAGAAGATTTGGCCAAGTATGTAAAGAGAGATTATATCAAGTATCTCAATACTGCTGCTGATGTGTATATAACAAGAAAAGCCTTACAAACATCTTTAAGTGTATTAGTAAATTTCATAGATACAAATGGAAAGAAGATAAGCAATATAACAAAAGTAAACAACAGATTCATAGATCCAGTAGGATCTATGAGATTTATTAATAGTTTTATAGCGGATAGAGTAAACCAAGACGATATAGAAATAAAGACTAATGAGACTTCATATTGTGGGATTCCGTATTATGCAGTCACATATGATTGTTATGAAATGAAAGGATGAATATATCAAATGCATATACTAAATTCTACGTTAAAAAGAGAGTTTCCTTTTATTGTAGTAGAAGGAACAGAAGGATCTGGTAAAACTACATTTGCTAAACAATTAGTAGATCATATCAATGCCAGGCCTTATAAACCATATGGAAATTGGAGTTATCTTCATTTCCCTAACAATGATTGCCCTAGAGAACATAGACTAGAGAACATCATTGATAGATTGGATCTAGATCCTAACAATAAGTTTGATATACAGACTGCTATTGGAGTCCATATGGTATACTATATGAAGAACTGTTTACCAGGACCAGTAGTAATAGATAGATGGTTCTATTCTAATATTGTATATAGCATATATGAGAATACAGACCTTCTGTCTATACTCAAATGGAGTACAGCAGGTAATCTTATAAACCGTATAACAAAAGAAGAATTCAATACACTATACATATATGACATCTTAGACTACTATGGATATAACTGTATGCCTAATGTAACGTTCTTGTTAAATCCTACTGATGCAATGGTTAGACATACTCTTAGTACAAGAAAGAAAGATGATGTTTCCATTATGGATAAATATGATAATGATATAGAAGGAGCACTGAAGATCAAAGAGATCTTCAGTAAGCTGTTTTCTAAAAATGCATATAATGAAAAATGTGAAGCTGTAGATGATAGAGGTACTATGATTAAGTTTACTTACAACGACTCATATACAACTACTATCACATATAATGCTACTGATGAAGGAGATATGCCTACCAGATATGCCAATATGACAAAAAATGCATTTAGCTATCTATCTCATTGCCATTTGAGAACTGATATATGATAGACAAGAATATGGGTATGAGCAAATGCTCATACCCATTTTGTAAATCTCTAGTTTTATACGCATATACAATATACGTGTAGAAAGACAAGATGGGGTATCTTGTCTATACGAATTCGAAAGGATGATTATCATGAAAAAGATGTTCCACAATTTTCTCGCTATCGTGTTTAATAAGAACCGTTACCTCGTTGAGGTAAGCGGAAGAGAGCCCAAAATGTACGGCTCTCGGTTTACCATTAGGTCGGTTGATCCGATCCCGACAATGTGGTTTGCAGCAAAACAGGCAGAACGTTTCGTTGCTCGCCTCGCTGCACGGGGTATTCGTAATCCCCAGATCAAGATTATCCAGATAGGATGATCAAAAATACAGGCGCTTTATAGCGTCTGTTTTTTTTTTAGAAATAATCGTTGACTCCCTCTATGATCTCTCTTGCTACTGCATTTTCTAGAGACAATACAATTGTATCTCCTAACTTAGTCTTCATATAGACTTGATGCATACCAGGATCTAATTCTATGGATTCATATAATACATCGAATGTATTGACTATATTCCTTAGATTAGTAGATTCTGTTAAGATAAAGTTATTGATCTCTCCTTGAGTCATTGGAGTAACAATTGATTGTTCCATATCTACTAAGTTACCAGACTCTGCAATGAGATTGATCTCGTCTTGTTTTGCTTTAAAGTAGTTTCTTCCATCTATATCATAGAACTTAGAAGAAATAGATCCATTAGCAGATTCTGTAGTAATGATCTTAGTGGTATAAGCCTTCTTATGAGATGGGAAATATACACGATCATATGTAATAACCTGCATATTCTTTACGGTAGCTCTTCCGTTTTCATTCACTAAAGATCCTAAAGCTCTTAAAGAGAAAGATGGTCTTTGTCCATCTCTTAAGTCTGCATTAAATGACTTTCCTAGCTCATTATTAGTTCCTCTAAAATGAGCCATTACATTATCACCTTGCATCCATAGTTTAGTATACCATACTTGTTCTAGTGTAGGATCTACTTTACTTTGTCTCTTAAGCGAACTATCTAATGGATGACCAGCTTCTCCTTTAAAGTTACCTGATTCTACTAACTCCTGTGTTCTAGGAGATTGTATACCAATACGTAGTTCATTAGTAGGATAATAGCGTCTGTTTCTATTCAATTCATTACCAGTTTGAATGATACCTTCTGCTACAATGAATCCTGTATTCTTATTCTCTCCTACTTGTTTAAACTCAACGTTTTCATTAACAGAATCTATAATGATAGATCCCATGATATCGTTAGGATTTATCTCACTCAATTTTACTCAACTCCTTAAATTTTTTATTCAAATGTCTTGGCAAAGAAGATCCTAGAGAGCATAAGCCCTCTAGGATATATAGTTCTGTTATCTTTAACGACGATTCTTCTTATTCTTCTTATAATCGTTATTGTTACTATTATCTTCTTCAACAGTAACTTCTGCTTTAAGCTCTTCTGATACAGAGTCGGACTTATTAGCATCTGCAGCAGCTTCTGCTTCTGCCTCTTCTTTTGCTTGTTCTGCTTTCTTAGCAGCAATGATAGCTTCTTGAGCTTTCTTTGCTTCCTCTTGTTCAGCCTTTTCTTTAGCAGCCTCTTCTGCCCTACGAGCATCAGCCCTAGTGATATTCTCTACGTTTAGATCTTTATTAGGATCTACTTCAGCTTCTGTTGCTGTACTATCTGGAACCATACCGCCATGATTTTCATCATAGTTAGCAAAGTCTAGTGCTACTTCTTTACCATCTTCACATAGCTCTGTAACCTTTGCTTTGTTCTCCAATGCAGTACGGATCAGCACATCATCAGCGATTACATTATGACAATAACCTGCAAATGTAGCACGCTGATACTGGAACGGCCTATAACACATAATATCTACACGCTTTTTCATATTGTTCATATCTCCTTACTTAATTTATTTGCAAACCTTATCGTATGGTTACTGGTGTCAGATTGTACCATCATCATACTCTTCATCTTGCATATTAAAGTCATCTTCATCGTCTAGTACAGGATCATTATATGGATCCATAGCATCTAGATCATCTTCTTCATCTTCTTCTATAGCATCGTCTACAATAGCTATTCCAGGAAGATCAAGATAGTCTTCATCTAAATGGCCTTCTGTCATTTTATCAAAGATTTGTTCATCCATAATATATATTACACCTCCATTGGCTGTGGGAACAATATCCCATCATCTTCATATTCTAACGTTTCTTCATTAAATCCGATAATTGTATCGATGGCATCTTCTTCTATACCAACAGATTCTAATATGATATCTTCATCTTCTTTTTCCATTTGTTCTAAAAGATACTTGTCTACTTCTTGAGACATATAAGTTAGCCTCCTATCTATGAAAGAGATTAATGGTTTGTCCTCATTTTCTTGTCATATAGCATTCTGGACATATAGTGCCTCTATCACTATCAGATGGTTTTGATTGTAATTTATCTAGATAACCTTTTAGACAGAACAGAATCAATGGTATCTCATAATAACATAGCTTATCTCTAGCAAACTCTATTCTTTCTAGAGAATCTATTTCTGTTTTGGTTATATTCATATCTTCTTTTCTGTTTACCCAATCTATGATGATATTACGATATACTGGAGCATGTATATCTTCTTCATCATATCGATTGTTATTTACTATTCTATCAAATAGATCCATATCTAATATATTGATAGGAGAATGAATCTCTTTGTTTTGCCTAAGTACAGATAATTCTAGATACTCCTCTAATCTATCTATTAATAAACTATTAGGATCACATACCTGTATTGGATAAGCAGAATTTAGTACTAGTTCATTGTTTCTATCTTCTACATCTTTAAATAGGGTCTTTGTATATTCCAAAGCAAATGTAGAAGAACGGAATGTTGCTTGAGAGATATACATGTATTCAGATCCAAATCCTGTTAGTAGTTTATTTCGTATAATGAACTCTATAAGATATGGATCATAGATCAAATAATCCCCATGTGCATATGGAAATACAAATGTCTGTATATTTGCTCTATAGAAGATCTCTATGTAATATCTTCTTAGATTATCATATAGAGATTGTAAAGCAGATAGAGTGGCAGATTCTTCATCACTAAAAATACACGCTAGATTAGTACCGACATTCTCTGGATAGAAAGTAAATGTTTTTACAGTATGATTCATTAACCAATCATATCTCTCTTTAGATACTTGGTTAAGCTCATAAGATACTTTATAAAAGTTAGATCCATTCTCTAATGTATCTTGAGTAGCAGCAGTAATTCTAAATAAGATAGGATTGTCTCTTAGATAAGTTATCATGAAGTAGTCATTTGCTACAGGAATAATAGTATTTGGTAACACATATGCTTCTCCCTCTATTGGAGATGTTTCTGGTCCAAATTCTCCTAATTGGAGATCTACACTCATACGAGTTATTCCGTATAAGTAGAATCCTTTGACTCTATTATATCTTGCAGGATCTTCTTCTGTTAATTGATCATAGTTCTGTCTTGTACCAAGATCAATTGTACTAAGTTCAGTATTAGTATTCCAATAATCTACAGGAGTGGGTTTCTTATCAGTGAATCTATAGAAGCTGTTAATTAATCTATCTTGATATCCCTGAGTAAGATTAGATATTGTATTATTATAAGAAGAGGTAGTCTTTGTAGTTAAATTAGAAAAACTCCCCATTAGGCCTCACCTCGCTAAAAGAAGAAATACTTAGTATAATGTCGTCGAAGAGCATATACTATAAATGAGAGTGAATGTATAAAAAAGAAAAGGATGATGAAAGATGAGTATCCACACATTTCCCTCTATATGGGAGATACTTATGATTCTTGGTGCTATTTTAGGAGGTGTGATTATTTCTTATTCGATAGCTATTAGCGCAGATAGAGAAAAGCTAGTAAAGATGAATTCAATGGTAGCGTCTAGTTGGGCTTTGTCTTATATACTAATGCTATTGATCTTGGTATATGTTGTTAATCTCCATAACTGGACTGATGGAGGAGATTTTCTCATTCGCTTAGCTATATGCTTCTCTTTATGGAAAGTTGTGTACAATTGTTTCCTCTTCTTCTTTTTAAGAATGAAGACCAGAGATACTCTTGCAAGAAATGTATCATTGATCACTTTGACTGTATTTGTCACTATTGGTCTTATGATAATGAGTACAGCCAATGTTACTCTATTTGCTTGTTATGTAGCATTGATCATCTTGCTGCAACTTACACTATTATTCAAATGAAAGGAGGATAGTATCTTATGCCCACATTACCAATAGCATATACTAGTTCTGAATTCTGGATATTGGTATTGACCACTATTCTATGGCCAATATTGTACTTTCTGGCAGAAGAAGTAGACAATATGTTTTTTCATGCTATAGGTACTGATATACTATATGACTTTTGTTATATCTTCGGTACAGCTATAGTGTCTTGCATAATGGTACGTACCATAATAGAATATATACAAGATGTGGTAATGTTGTTAGGGCTTGTATCTTATATAGCGTTCTATTTATGGTATAGGAAAAGAAAGGAAGAGATTAATCGTGATCGAAGCAGTAGTTAATTCATTGGGTTTGATGACGGCATATCTTCTTATGGTATTTGCCTACTTTTGTTATATGCTGTTTTATGATGGAGGAAAATGGGATATGTTTCATCATATCCAAGCAACTTTGCTATACTTTATACTTCTTATAGCTGTTTATCATGGATCATCATTTGTTCATGATGTTGTGCTAGGAGATAAGGTATTTGCAACTGTGTTATTCGTACTCTTCTTAGGTATAGGATTGTGGATGTTCATAATGTTTGTCATTACAAACCATTCTGAATATGGAATAAAGAATATCTTTAGCACATATCCAAAATCCAAACAAGTCTATTATTTCTTAGCTACAGGAACAATGATAGGGTATCCAGCTTGCATGTGCTTAGTGCCATATGAGTATTTTAAAAATTTAGGAGATCTATTGATCCCTATATTGGTATGTGCCGCTGTTACTATCTCTATGATATTGATTTCTATGGATATATATGAATACGGAAAAGCTGATGGATACTTGAAAGAAGATAGGCTTAAGAAAGCTAAAGTTATGGGAGTATTACTAGTATGCTTTAGCTGTGTTCTGTATACGCTAATAACTATGTATCCAACATTTGTTCTCTTGCTTAACTTCATAGAACAAACTGTTATGAAGTTTGTTATGAGGAAGAATCTAACAGATATAGAGTATTTAGAGCAAAAAGATACCTAATAAAAAAAAACAAAAGAAGAGATATAGTCTACACTTACCAATCTGAAGGAGGAATGGAAAATGGTAGACTGGTTGTTTCTGATTTGTTTTGGTGTTATGTGGATAATGTTGTTCATATCCGCTGTTTCCTAATATAGAGACAGTATTTAGAACAAACAAAAAAAAAAGAGGTAAGGATGATTCCTTACCTCTCTTTCTTTTTTTTTTAATGCGAGACGGCATATGTGTTCATCATATAGTTTAGACTCTGTAGTCCAGCTATATTGATTTTGTCTACATCTGTAACTCTTTGTCCATAGACAAGAGTTTCTGCTTCGAGCATTATATTCAATGCTGCTACAGAATCGTCGTTCATCAAGAAACCACAATTGACACATTTGAACATATGTTCTTTCTTGTTTCTACTGTCTTTTGTGGTAGTACCACATAGAGGACACCTATGAGATGTATTCTCTCTATCTATCAAGACAAGCTGTATACCCTTAATAGAAAGAGTGTTTCTGATCATTGTATAGATAGCAAGAATATCATGTTCTCTAACAAACTTTACTTTAGACTCTTCATACGTATCAAAGCAGTCTTGATGCTCTATAGCAAGTATGCTATTATACGGAAGAGTTTCAAATAAAGCTCTTACTAGAAACTGGCTATTGATACGCATTGTAGCATTTCTAGTATAAGTGAGACAAGACAAGTTGTTTTTCAACTCATTATTTATCTGAGCTGCCAACATAGCATCTTCTCTTGTCTGCGCCTTTGACATTAAGCGCGACGCAGACTTGATAGATTTTTTCGTATAAGATATACGTTTGTTTAGTGATCTCAACTCCTTTTCTATATCTCCTGTAGTAAAATGATAAGATTGAAGAGCACTGTTGAATACAGTAATTACATATCTAGATCCAAAATCTATTCCTGTAATAAATCCAGGAATAGATTGCATTCCATACATTTGTGCTCCAGGCATCGGCGATAAGCTATTATTTCCGTAAAACATGGTAATTTACCTTGGATCCCTTTCTATATAATTACATATTTTTTCTTAACTTAGCGGCACTCTTTAACATGAGAACAGAGAGAAATGTGAATACATCATTATCCCTCAAGTCCTTATTCTGTGCTGATATATCAGCAAAGTCTTGGGTAAGAAGCTGAGCATATTTAGGTTTGCTATCTTTTGATGTCTCGCTCAGTCTATCCAACACAACAGAGATATCTCCTTCTGCTATATCTCTATCGTTCTCTATGTTGGCCAGATGTGCTCTGAATGAACTGAGAAACATATGTAATCGATAATACTTTTGTAATCTTACTTTTTGTGCAATGCTTGTAAGATCTCTGTTTACTTCACTTATCTTCATCATAAATATATACTTCCTTTCATTACTAAAACTTTTACACCATGTATATAGTATACAATAAATACATATCTTACAAAAAAGAAAGAGGGCTAAAGATAGCCCTCTTTTTGTTAATGCTTAGTAACGACCTTGAATTTTTAGGCAATACACCACTGTTCTTAATACGTTGATCATTATGCGATCATAGTAGTCCAATTTTCCTCTAGCATCAATGATACGAAAAGTACCATCTCCCTCATCATCATATTGAATTTTGCCTTTATTATTTTCATTATTTGTGTCTGGGTAGAAAATAATATTTATCCTTTGTTTCCCATATACAAGATTAGGATCTTCTTTGTCAACAGTCACAATAGTAACCTTGAAGTTATATGGCTTGCGACTCAATACTTCAATGGAATCGGCTTTGACGTAGATATAGGCATTATCCGTCTTATCGGCATACGGATAATTCCTATCGCCGTTCCAATACGGATCAGCATAAGCGCACGACATAGTAGCAAACAATGCCACCATCACAAACAACCCGACAACCATGTTTTTCATTTTCATTTTAGTTTCCCCTTTCTAAGAAAACAATGAGCAATATTCTTCTTTATCGCTTTTCTCGTTATTATAATATATATTTAAAATTTTTCAGTTATTCAAAAAAAAAAAAGAGAGGCATGATTTATATAAATCATGCTTCCTTTTTATATTATTCAATATTGAGCGAGAGGCTCTCCTTCAGCACTGAGATAAGGGTTGAGCTCATAGTACAGATTTTCTGCAAGATGTTTGATAGTCCTCTTATCAACTCCTGTTCTAGTGATGATATCATAGAAGAGGCTTATCTTGAGAGGATCTCGAGACCTACCGATCTTATCATAGATATACTCTATCGGATCGCTATCAATATGCTTTGTCTCTATATCAAACACTTCCCCAGTGAGACTGAACATACTGAGATCTGCATTGACCTTGTTTGTCAACATCTGTATCAACTCGTAGCTTGTGATATTACTCACTTTAGGATCAGCTACAGAGTTCTTAATTTGCTTCTGTAAGTTGATCATAGATGACTCCACTGCTTTATAGTAGTTGTTGTCGAACATCTTTCGATCTCTTCCGACAACACGTGCCAGCACAGCAGCGTATATCACATAATTGATGTTTCCTCCATTCACGAACATACTGGAGCTTTCAGGAATGGTATTGCTATATTCAACCCTGATTTTCCCATCTACTTCGTGTAGATGCTCTCTTTTTCTTAGACTATACCTGAACGTCTTATCACCATCGTTGAACTCCATCCAGATATCAATGGTATCATTACCATTAATCGGGTTATGGTAATATCCCTTGCAGTAATACTCATTGTCTCCCAATCTCTTGATGATACTAGAATCGTTAGTATCAGTAGTGCTGAGGATAACGTTGTTAATTCCATGAATTTTGATAGACATTTTTCATTCTCCCTTTCCTATTATAACTTCTCCACGTGTTCCCTTATTTTGTTTTTGGGAACTCCAAAATCTTTTTTTCCTTCATACAGATTAGAATGGATATACACATTCCATATTTCTCCAACCTCCTTTTTTAGTTGTGGTAATACATACCCATCTATATCTGTATCAATATAAATATGAAACTCTATATCTACTAAGCCCATTACTTCTAAGAAGTATTTGACTACTTTGAGATAAGAGTTTCCTCCAATAGATGCATATATAATTCCCTCCCTTTTATTATGCATCATATTGTAGCATACTGATAGTATATCAAAACTTCCTTCTGCTATACAAACAACAACATGTTTTTGGATATCAACAACAGATGGTAATACGTAATAACCTGTAAGAGAATTCCCAAACAGTTTATACGTTATATATCTAGACTTTAATGATTTCGGTAAACTGTCTCTATCTTTGTATAGATTTCTCATTATGACAAGAGAGTTATCATTTCTAAGAAATCCTATACAATAAGTGTTTAAGAAGTTTGTATACTCATTCTTTTCATATGGTATACCGTTAGCTTCCATAAGATTATACAAACTTAATATAATCTTATTTTGTACTAAATCTTCATATGTAAGAGATATACCCAATCTGTTATTGATATATAACAATTTTTGCTCATTTATATCATTAGATTTTTCTAATGGAACAAAAACGTTATATTTATCACTCTTAATTATACGATTACTCGTAGAATTAGAACAAGCATCCATCTTGATTTGGAGCTCATTTAAAATGCTTGTATCTCTCTCATACGAAACCATTTCTAAGAGCTTCTCAAGCGCTTTTGGTGTTAGCAGCCCAGAATGGCGTATGTCTTTAAAGCAGTTATACATAAGAGGTTTATTATTATCTCCCAGAGAGATATACATATGCTGACCAGTATCTGGTCTTCCTTCCATGCCACACATAGGACAATTTATCATAGCTTCAGTGACAGCTTTATTAGTTCTCATTTCTGGAAAAGCAGATTTTAAGAGAAAAAGAAATTTGCTTTTAAAATCATTATCACTCATGTGATATAAACCTCCTTTATGAGATACACGTATGGGGGATGCATAATAAGCATCCCCCATACACTATTTTCGTAATTATAATATATAGTTTTCTGTATGATTAGATTAGTATCACAAAGCGCAGAATCTCTTCTGATACTATATCTGGAACTACCCTAAGTATTTGTCCATTGAGCTCTCTATTATAATAATCTATTGTTTGGAACTCTGAAGACAATACTTTTGCAATCAAAGATAAGATAACGTCTTCTTCTATCTTCTGATTGTTATACTTAGCATGTATAAGAGGATAGTATTGAGAAGACTGTATCTTCATCAACTCTTTCTTATTTATATTGCGTCTAGTAACTACTCTGTTTACTCTACCACCAATCATGTAAGGCAATTGGAATAGTTTGTAAGATTCTAATATACGTCTGGCAGCAATGATTAGTATGATATACTGTCGTATATTCACTATCTTAGCAGCTTGCGGATCATCAAACTCTTTGGCAAACAGATAAGTTACCAATGTCTTCTGTAAACTATTTACTACGAACTCTCCATTCTCATTGAGTAGTTGAGTATAATAAAATCGTATCTCGTTCTCATCGAATGGACCATACTTAATCTCTATTCTATCCATAGTAGTCTTGCAGTTTACTTGAGTTTGTATTAAGAATGCCTCATTAAGTTTAGATGCATGTGCTTCAAACTTATCACATTCAGAGTTATTATCATCGTCTCTTATAGAAGAGGATAATACAACAAAAGAATACTCATATGGGACATCTGTTACTCTAAACTTAATATCTCTATTGATAGCATTGTAGTTAAAGTGTATGATATTCTTATCATAAGTGTATTTTGGTATTATCTGCATGATAATGTTTTCTACAGTCTCTATGGAATGTGTATTAGGATTTCTGCCACGTATGTTTTGCATATCCCATAAGATTTGATTAGAATTAGTATTCTTTGTAACGTTAGAGACAGTAGTCTCCATTATCTTGGATACTAAGTCTACGTTATACATAGTCTTTGTGATCTGTAAGAGCATATCGAAAGCAGACATTAAGACTAGTTTTACTTTATCAGCAGGAATTCTCTTCTTTAAGATAAAATGTGTAAGAAGAGGAATCATCATATTCTCCATAACAGAGATCTTCAACATTATCTTAGCATGATAGTCTGAATACTCTAATGCAGGAGACTTGTTGTTTTTGTAATTCAGATTAAGATTATATTGTTCGATATTCATTCTATCTATTTTATAGTTTAAATACTGTGCTTGGTAAGAAGCATTTGGGTTTATGAACTGGGTCCATAGATCATGTAGAAAGATCTGCAATGAATACTGATCTATCTTGCAATCTATCATATATTTTAAACTAGCATACAGATTTAGTAGTTGTAGTTCTGTATCGTAATACTTTTCAAAGTAGTTCATATAATTAGTGCAATGATCTCTAAAGCCAATAGATACTTTACCGTCTTTGATTTTGGTATCAGAATTATAACAACGTTTACTAGTAACGTAGAAGTAGTCTAGCATTAGATTAGCTTCGTCATCATCAGCTAAACCATAAAACTTATGTATAGGAGCAATGATAGCTCCACGTATATGTGTAAAGATTCTATCGTTCTCTCCAGGTATCCAAGAATCTATAGGAACTTGTCCTACAGGAGCAGTTCTCTGTTCTCTTAGGCTAGATTGAGCATTAGAAATAGAGTTATGTTTGACTACTTGTTCTCCTTCATTGAACAATATGTAGTTCACTTTCTCCATAACAGTTATCTTTTGCCCTGGTTTATACATAGATCTGTCTAGAACATAAGATGGAGCATAATATCGTTTGTTTTGGAATGTTAAGTCTTTCTCTGTTTCCACTTTTACCGACATCGGAGTTCCTCCTCTTTTTATCCCCCTATATAAAGCAACTTTCCCCAATACACAAAACTATAATCTATAATCATTGGATGTATTGACTATCTTCGCCCTCTTCCAATGATATTGACTGTCTTTGTTCTTGAGGAATATTTGGATCTTTTAGCATTATTAGTCACCACTCTATTCGCTACCTTCACTGAGGTAGCGACATTTCTTGCATTATTTGCTACTAGATCCAAATTAGAGTCTCCTACATTAACAGATCCCTTCTTAGTGGCTTTCTGTATCTGTCTTAGATTATTCCCTTGAGCAATCTTTCTATCTGCACTCATAACCATATGAGCAAAAGAATAATCTTTCAATGCAGGAGCATTAAACCAAGCAACTTTCTTGAATAGTCCCTTGGCATCAAATAACAAGTAAGCAAAATATATAGATTTTACATACCCAACAGATGTATTAGGGTTTGTCTTCTTAGGTTTCTCTTTAAGAAACTTTTCCGATATCTTGCTTTCTAATTGAGGAATAAGGAGTTTGTTCTTCTTAAACACATAGGCGAATGTGTAACAGAAATTGGGATCATTAGAGAAGAACTTAACATGATAACCATTTAATTTATTAAGAGACTTCTGTACAGTATCTTTAGTATGAAACTCTATAACCACATCATAGAACAATCTATCTGTAGATTCTGATGGTATCTTAAAATGCACCACATAAGTATCTGGTTCGTCTTTATATAGCCAATACTGTATAGCACCAGCAGACTTCATCATCATCTTGTTGAATTTGTCATTATATACAGCTTTGGCGGCCTCTTTCTGTCCTACCATACTGCTTCTACCACCAGATGGATTTCCTATATAATCTTCAAAAGTTATATCCATATCTTTTCTAATCTCCTCTCATAACACGAAAAGAAAGTGTAGATGCTCTTAGCAGAGCATCTACGATTAGAATGCAAAAAGATTTGATATAGAATCTAATATATAGTACTGCTATTTTTAATTACTTATTCTCTTCTTGTTCATTAGTTTCTTCTTCTTTTGTTTCTTCTGTAACTGTCTCTGTTACAGGATCTTCTTCTGTAGTCTCTGTTTGTATGTTGTTATCTCGTACAATGTTCTGTGGTAATAGATTATCTATGATCTCCGTAGTAGATTCTTCTGTGGCTTCATAGATATTAAATCTAGCATCAGGTACCAAGAACTGATTTGTATTAAAGATAAGAGAAATGATCTTAGCAATAGCATCAAGTGTAGCAGGTTCTGTTTTAATAGAAGTTAGTACTTTACCATCAAACTCTTCTGTCACTACATTATACGGACAATGTTTATTAGCAAGACCAATAGCAATGATTTCATTAGCTACATCTTCGTTATCGTCTACAGCAGGACGATATAACAGATTAGCCATAGAAGCATATGCACCAAGAATGATATTAGATACAGCATATTCGATCTTGATACGAAGCCTATCTGTTTTAGGCATCTCTTCATCTTCATGCGCTTGCTTACGTAGTTCGGCATATTTCTTATCTAGTTCATTAAAGGCTCTTAGACCTTCGAA